CTCACCTTTTTAAACAGTTCGTCTTTGTCTAGCATGATGGGGGTGTGCGGTACCCTAGCTATAAAGCTACCGCTTTTTTTCTTTTTCTTCTTACCCTTACTAATGTCGTACTTTCGCTCTACCGGCTTAGTCATGAGACGCCTCTCCAGGGTTAACGTGCTGGGTAATTCTCTGGAGCATCTCGTCACTCAATTCAAACCTACCGTTGACTTTCTCCAACTTAAACGCCGTGTCTCTAAATCTAGAACGAAACATACCTTCGTCAGTGTTCTTACTAAACACAACCCAGAGCTCGTCTAGAGTGTTTAGTAGCCCCTGCCGGACAGCCCTGGGGATAGTGTTTAGGATCTTTCTGTGCACGTGCTCTAAGTAGTCTTCGGGGACTACGCGGTCCCTAGTCTTGTTACGTATCTTAGCTAAGTCAATACTCGTGACTACCCAAACTAAGGCAACCCTGTAGCCTAAGTCTTTAAACAAGCGTGTGTTTAAGACAAGCTCTTCAACGTTGTTACCGGTCGTGTCTATCACGAAGTTCTGGAGTCTCTTTCCCGAACTTCTTAGAAAACTGTCTAGCGCTTTGCTAAACAGGTGTCTTTTCCAGCTAGTATACTTGTGTAACTCCTCCATGTCTCGAGGGTTCTTCGGGTCCGGCAGCCTACCGCCGTACGGTTCTAAAATCTGCTCCTTGACTCTCGGACTAGTCTCCGGGCTGTTGACTAGTTTTTCTAGCAGCTTAACGTACAGCATCTTTATGTTGTCGCTGTCTAACACCTTGGCGTCGATTAAAAGTTGGTTCCTAATAGTGTACGACTTGCCGGACCCCGGTCCACCGCACGTAAACACGGCCCAACCGCTTCTAGGGTACGGCTGGTTTCCAAACTTTACGGCTGAGTCCTCGACTACACCGACTAAGTTATACCTAGCGTTTTGCACCGTCGCTTTAATTAAATCATGTAGTTTGTCTGGCACTGGTACATACCTCCTACGTAGTGAAAAACTCTTCATACAAAAATCTATGACTATACGGTAGTTCGTCAAACATCTTTCTACACAATGTTTGAAACTCTTTTAAAGCTCTCGGACTAGTCCTAAGCCTAAAAATGTGACGCAGCTCCCTAGCGTTTAGTGTCATGACTAGCTTTGTCGTGGTTGACTCTTGAATGTAATACTTTAAAACATCGTTCGGTATACCGCACCGCACCGCTTCCTCTAACTGCGACTGCAGCGTTTCGGAAGTTTCCTTAAGCTTACTTAGAGCTGCGGCCTTGTCATCGTCTTGTAAAACCACCGCTTCGTCTTCTGAAAATACACGCTTGTTTCGTACTGTTTTACCCAACGCCCACCGAGTCGACTGCACGCTTAGTGACACGTGCCTGTGGCGAGCCAGCTCTTGAAGCAGGGCTCTCGACACTCCCTCGATCACAAAGCTGTAGACAACATGCTCGATGACACTCTCGTGACCCATCGAGACTAGTTTTTTCAGAAACTCCGCCGCGTCGTAGCTGTCTATTTTACTCTCGGAGTTCGTACAAGTTAAGGCAGCTTCTAGAGCCACCGTAACGGGCGTTAGATTTAACAAGCTAACTCTCACTGCTTACCATTCCCTTTTCATTAATTATATCATATATTTCCTTATCTCTACTGTTTGTATCCGTGTAGTACGCCTCTACCTTCCTAGCGATGATTAAGCTCGCTAAGTCAGCGTACTTCAGCTTTATTAAACCTTCGTCACCGCTTGACACCGTAGTATCACCGCTTAGTGGCTTCGTCTTATACATTACGTGCATGTACACGTAGTCTTTGTCTTTAGTTATAACGTCGGAAAACAGCATCATCCCACCGGCGTACACCCTGATATTCTGAGTCTGGTCGGTAAAGTCTGACTTCACGATAAAGTACGTTGAGTTTCTATCCCGCTTAAACTTTAGCGCCGCGAGCAGCCTGTTGTAATTCATTAGAAGTCAGACTCCCCTCTATCCTGGTAGTAGATGTTTAGTACTACGCTGTAGCAGATGTCCCTGTGTACGTCGGTACTACCCAGCTGAAACTTGTAGTACCGGTCGTCGTAGGGAAGCTTAAACTCAACGATGTCATCTTCCTTAGGGTGGTCGTCGAACTTCATGATTCCGTTTAACGTAGTGTTTGTCTCTACCGAGTGTCCGTAGGCTTTAAGTACTTCGTTGAACCGGTTGTAGTCAACGTATACGTGAGTGTTTACCGTGTGGTACAAGTCCTCGTCCGTATGGTACGTAGTAGGGGTGTCTTGATACATAGGGTCCAGGACGGGCTGAATCCCTACCCATTTTCTAAGCCTGCACGGTATACCGTACAGTTCGATAATCTCGTCAGCGTAGTGCCTGAGTAGCGGCTTGTCGTCTAACTCGTGAAATATCTCGTTAAAGTTGATCTCTGCCAACCTACACCACCATTCCAAACCAGTCAGTTTGCTTGTCTTTTCGCATCGCAGCTAGCACGTGCTCAACAGTGTTAAAGTAAGTGTAGACTCTCTTACCCCTATCGCTGTCGTAGCGCGAGAGCCAGTACAGCAAGGAACTCCTAGTGTCTACGTGTATAAACGACAGTTTACTACCGCTTTCAAGCTGGTTTAAACCGACGCAGTTAAAAACACCCGTTGCTTTTAGCAACACCTCATCGGCGTTTAACTTTCCGCATGTAGTAAAGTCAACGGCATCTCCGCTTGAGTGCAAGCTTGAGTTACACAGCTCAGTACTTCTACCGCACTCTAGACAGCGGTAAGCGCTTACGATCCTGACCGGAGTGTTACCAATGCCAGACCTAAGCTTTTCCAGTCTGTCAAGTAAGCTCGCGCTTACTACTACTCTCCCGCAGTGTCGGCACTTAAACTCACCGACTCTAAAGTGTGGGGACAGGTGCCTACCGCTATAACGGTAACCGTCACTTACTCTAACGTACGGTGAGCGGTAAAGCCAGCTCCTACACTTTTCTACGACTGCTCTAAAAAAGGGACGTCTTTCTTACTCTCCTCCGTGGAGAAGAGAATAACGTTACTCACAAACAGTGTCTTCATGTTGTCACTAAGCTCAACGATGTAGAACTTCTGTAGGTCGTCCTCACCTAAGTCAGCCACGAAGTCAACCGTTAGGAAGCCGTTTATCGTGACAGCGTAGTCATTGGGTGAGAAGTCTTCAACGTCTACGGCCCTACCGTCGGGTGTCATGATCTTTTGCCCTGGGTAGACTACAATGCTGTGGTCTTGTAGACCCATGCCTGACACCCTGATCAGCTTGCCGACAGCCGCGTCTATCTCCTGCATACTCAGTATGTTCGAAGTTTCCTCACCGTTGGGCTTGAAACCCGCCACTCTGAAGTCTGAGTTGAGTAACCCTCTCTTAAAACTGTCGTACACCGCGTAGGCTTGTACGTTGCCGTGCGACGTATACAGCTCGGAGTTTTCGTGTACAATGAACCTTTGAGTCATTTCGTACTCTCCTTTAGCTTAACTACTTATTAATATTAAGTTCAAAAATATTTGATTTTACTACTTCCACTCTTAGACACAAACTTGTTGAACACGCCGTTGCTCTTGGCGGTTACCTCAAACGGTAACTGCCAGCCCAGCGCGTTGTAAAGTGACTCAACTGGCTTAACAATCAGTCTTTCCTTCATCTTATCGTAGTCAACGTCGAGCTTACCCTCGACTAGCTGCCAGTACTGACTTCCGTCCGGTACGGACAGCACGTACTCCTTCCTTTGGTTTAACTCACTATCACTCCATCTTTTAACGTATATATACTTAACCTTACCGGTCTTAATCTTGTCGGTCTTTTTCTTGGCAAAGTAGTCGTTCCATACCCTGGCTCCCCTTATGTGAACGGGGAGGTTCTTCACGTACGAGTCGACGTTGTTCACCGATATGGGGAGAGCTATGTCCTTTAGCTGGTACTCATTCCTCAGTCTCTCGCACTCTCGCACAACTATAGAGTCTACTCTGTCCTTACCCTCAAGCCTTAGTATACTCAACAAAACATTTTCTAGAAAGGGTTTTAATGCCTTCGGCGTGCTAGACCGCCGCAGGGATATACCGACGGACTTTAACTTGTCTACCGGCACACCCTCGCTGAATATAATGTGTATGGCGTACGCTTTCTTCGCTACGAATATCCCCGTGTCGGCTAGCCACTCGTTCTTTATCGTCAAAAAATTATTAGACCTATTTGTCTTATACTTATAAAACATGTCTCTACATACCGAGTATATAGACTCGTTGATGTAGTCCTGACACTCCCTAGAGACGGCGGATATCTTCTTCAACACTTCAGGGTCCCTCTCCGCCGGGCTGTAGTCTACCACACCCTCAAGGGTGAATATGATTGAGTCGGTGTCGTTCGTTATAACGTAGTCTTTTTCCTGACTAGCTTGCGTCTTACCGTTTAGAAACTTATTCAGTAGGTAAGAACACGTTCTTATCAAGAGTTGACCCGCAGTTGTAATACCCTCCGATATGTCTAAGTTGTACAGCCTAAAGCCCTCGTTAGCCGTAGCTCCGTAGACTGAGTTGTTGATGATCTTAACGGCTGTTTGGTAGACGTTATACATGTTGTAGAGACTCTCGTTTCCCCGTTCTAAGTTGGCTAACATAAGCTTCTTGTACTTTTCCCTTGACTGCATGATGTCGTCGATAACCTTAGCGATAATAGCGTTGTCTTTATTCTGGTCGACTATTAGTCCGTTCGGTAGTAGGCAGAAGTTGTTGTCTCTCAGCCATCCCTTAAGGTCCCTTAAGTTTTCAAACTTACTTGGAAAACCTTTGTCTACGTACAAGTCGTAGTACTCAACTTCCATGTCGATATACTCTCTCTCAACGGACTTTAGATTTACGGTACTCTTACTCTCAATATCTTTGAGGAGCCTAACGTCGTACTGCAGGTACTTCGGCAGCAGCTCGTTTCTAACGTACTCTAGACTGTCGATGTTCAGCGCCTTAGCTATAGTGTAAGCGACTAGCTGCTGATAGCATGCTACCCTACCAACCAGTGTTTCGGTGGATAGTAAAAATGTCTTAACTATTGACGGGTACAGGGACTTAAAGTCTAGGTCAGACACCCACTTGAATAGTCCCTTAAGCGGTGGCTTTACGTACGCTCCCAGGTACTTATCCTTCGAAGTGTGCTTCGGCTTTGACGGAAGCACGTAGTTCCACCCGCTCTCCTCCCTACGCCTAACGGCCTCCATCAAGAGAATGTTGTCTATAACTCGCGTCTCGTAAAATATGTCTTGAAAGTTAACCTTCGAAATGTTTCTTATCGTAACGGCTAAGTTTATTATCTTTAGCTTGTCTTCCAGCATTGTCAGCAAGCGTACGTCTTGAACGTTGTACTTGCAAAACTTAGCAAAGTCACTCAAGTACAAGTCGGACGGGTCAACGTACTCCTCGTCACCGGCGCCGTTGACCAACTTTGACTCCCCAAGCTCCTCCTCGGCGATGTACTTCAGCGCGTACGACGGTTTCTCAGTGTCGGTGTACTTCTTGTACAGAGTTAGCATGTCTACAACGTCTATACCCGGGATAACGTTGTCCACGTCTAAGTCTTGGTTGTTTTCAAGCGCGTACCTAACCTTTGAGCTAACGTAGTCAAACGGGCTTAACACTCTAAGCCCGTCTACACCGATGTAGTCGACTACCTTCCTACAGATGTACGGAATGTCAAACTTAGAATTCCAAGCGGTTACAATGTCCGGGTAGTTCTTCTTAACAAACTGTATAAACGAAACGAGTAGCGCTTTGGGACTGTCAAAGAGGTATACCTCTACCTCACCGTACTCCCTTACTTCCTTCTCAACTTTCGCCTGCGCGACTGATCGCTTGTTAGCTTCGTCTCTAGTTAGCAAAAACCACGAGTAAAACTTACTCGTGTAGTTGTCGTATACCGTTACGGCGTTTATGTCGGCTAGGTTGTTCTTAAAGCTAGGCATGTTCCCGTCGGTGACGTAAGTCTCAATGTCTAGGTAGAATATTCTCGGGGGTATAGTCGACGGAAACTCTACGTTGTAGAACGAGTCACACACAAACCTCTGCTCGGGTGACACGTCCGCTTCCCCGTGCGGTAGGTTGGATGACTTGTAGAGTTCGTACGCTTCCTTAGGACTAGTATACACTTTTACTAGTTCTTCACCCGTGTTTAAGTGCTTGTAGACAGTATCGTTGACACCGTACCTACGGTATCTAGAAGACATAAAAATGTAGTGGTCAAAGGGGACTGAAACGTAGTTAAGTCGGTGTGTCCCCCTTAACCTGTAGTACATCTCAATGCATCGGTTCTTACTGTTATACTTTACTTTGGTGGGTAAAAAATTAATCTTTTTATGCGTCATTCTAGCCAGCTGTTAACTTCTAACTCCCTTCAAACTTACTCTTCTTAACACTCACTAAACTTCTAAAATTTTACTGAGACGGCTGGCCTGCCACTCCTCCGCCTCACCCTCCGCTTTCTTAGCTACGGCTCGAGCTTCCTCCATCTCTACACTATTATCCGCCAGCGTGTCAGCTAGAACCGTAGCGTACACGGCGTTTCTAGCCGCTCTGGCGGTAAGCTTCGCGGCACTCACCGCGCTACCGTCAGTTAGCGAGGCAAACATGCCGCTTAGAGCTATTAACCGGCTGTGGTGGGAGTCAACCTCGCGCGTACACATTGCCTTAGACTTAACCGACCGGCTGAAAATATCATGCACCCACTGCCGGGTGTGGTCGTAGTTAATCTTGTGTACGTACGCTTTCCTACACGCAAACGCATTGGTTAGGAAGCGCGCCGCGTCTACCGCGCTGAACAGGTAAGCGTTGTCAGGGTACATTTTTTCGTACAGCGCAAGCACGTACTCCACACAGTCGGAGGCAAACTTTCGAGCCGCGTCCTCAGTCCAACCGGTGCATTCTCTCACAAGCCTACACTCTCGAGCAACGTACTCGTCACCGCAGTCAACCACCTCTTGACCAACCTCAGTTTTGAATATTCTAGGACCCAACCGGTTTAGTAGCTGTCTAGTATCGGCAACGTGGTACCCGTTTGAACACCCCTTTAACTCTCCGTCGGCTAGACTCATCCACTCACCGGGAGTCCAGCTGCCGTTTCTGCTAAGCGTGGGTAGAGACCACTTAACCGTGTCGCCGTGACACGAGTACCCTGACTCGTTGAGTACCTTGTAGAGGTTAACTTTCCTTTCCACAGCATTTCCTCCTTTGTTTAATGAAAAATATTTTCTATTACTATAACACTTTGACTTTTTTTCTCTCCTATTTTATTACCTACACTTATTATATCACATTTCTTTATAAAGTAAACTAGCAATCAACACAAAATATACTTAACACGCTTACATGATATTTTTCTACTAGCTATTTATTCATTTTTTTATATACTGTACACTACTATTATAACTCCCTCATGTACAAGTCACCCACGAAGTCAAACTGAGTGCCGTACGGCCACTCGTCAGGATCGTCGTAGTCACTTTTTCTCTCCGTTACCCTAAAGCTACTCTCCGCGACTACTACCGCTACAACAACGCCGCCCTCCGTAACCTCGTCTGGAATTCCGTCTGGGTCGTCTGAGTAGTCGTCAAGTATGTTTTGAGCCATTCTCATCGCATCTTCCTTACTGTCAGCTAAGTACTTAAAATTATTAAATTTGTCATAAACGATCCACCTAACCCTTTTATCTTCCATTTTACTCTCCTTTACATTTACAACTAACATTCACTAATAATTTTTAAGTATACCCTATCGGTTTAACATCCTAAGGTGTCTTAGGTATACCTCGTCTGGGTGCTTAATGCTCGGGCTGTCGTCCCAGCTTATGTACCCGTCAATGTCCATGTACCAAATAAACAAGCACGGATCTCCCGTGCTGTTGTCTACAGCGTTAAACACGGGAAAGACTAGACGTTCGGTGTAGTTAACGCTGTCAGAAACACACACTTTGTCTACTGACTTAGTGTCCTCCGTTATCTCCATGTTGTCTGGGAGTCCAATGTTGTGGTTAAACATTTCCTCAATAGTGCGAACCCGCTCACCCGGACGCTTAAAGCGCCGTACCTTAAAGGCAAGCTGGTAAACTCTCTGGCGACCGGTATCCTTAATAAGAGTCCAGTCTTTCACAACACACTCCTCTCCTTTGCGTTAAGAGTTCCGTTTAAAACACAGTAAACTTGTCGTCCCGCATCCGCTTCTCAGCGGGCGGAACCCTCTCAAACCCCTCCGCGGGGATAAGAGCGAGTACCCTTCCCGGGAAGGCTTGGGCAGTGATAATGCTGCCAACAATAACCGCTCCCGGGTTCTCAGCCTCGAGACGCACTAAGGCTTCCTCAGCCTCGGGTGACGACACAAAGCGCGTCCGGACTAGCTCAGCACCGCTTGAGTGGTACCCTACAAACTCCTCAACGGGAGTAGCGCTGATAACTACCCCGCAGGGAGGTACCTCGTAGACTACTCCGTCCATTGACTGAAACCTAACGGGGTGTGGGGTAGTGTTAACTATTTTCGTCTTCATTCCAATCATCCTCCTCTTCATCACCTTTTTCACTATCATACTTTCTTAAAACCCCATTGCATTTTTGAATAAACTCGTTAGCTTCCCTTTCTATGATCTTCACCAAAATCTCTTTATTTTTTCTTATCTTCCTTTTTTATTTCTTCTAACCCTGTATTCTTCATACTTAAGCTCTTTGATTACTTCCAACGTGGGTTCATCCTCGTTGTATACTTCGCACCACGTGTTAAAGATGTCCTTTAACAGGGCGCGACACTCTTGCTCAGAAAAATTGCCGGCTGAACCAGCATTAACACAAACACTCATTATTTTGTCAAGTAGAAAATCTTTTTTTAAAACTAACTTTTTAAGTTCATCGACACTTAAATCCACCATTACTTTATCCTCCTTTTACTTTGTATATATTTGAAACCTATTCCTAACTAAAACCTAGTCTGTGAGTAATTTATCTTGGTTCTCCCCTACAGTCACTGCGGGCCCGTAGTCAGCCTCAAGCTGAGCGTAGTAATCAGCGTCAAAGCTAGTTATAAACCTGTACACTTCGATCTTATCCTTTTCCAGACCTTCCTGAATAATTCTAACAAACTCCTTAATTGCCTCTACAATGTTACTTTGAGTATCCTCTGAACAAGGAGTATCGAACAGCTCGCGAATCTTTACTTTTCTCTCTCCAGTTGGGTGGTTTATTAGTATACCTGAATCATTCATTACAGAGTAGCTAAACGTGCAATCAACGTCAATAGAGCAGTCGTTAATGTTTTCTCGCTTTAAATTAACAAAGTCTTTAAACTCACTTAGCTTCATGTGTATGAGTTCTTCACGCTTCGTTAAGTTAGTCATCTTACGCCTCTTCTTTTAATTTTATAGTTACCCCTGCATAGAATCATACCCTCTCTACTTCACACTGTATCATACTAATAGAGATAGAATAAAAGTTTATGCCTCTTTCCTTCTTAATTATATTGCTCTTCCCTTTCTATTATCTTTTCACTGTCTAATATAATAGGCATAATAAAAGCTTCAGCGTCACCACTCACGTGTTTAATGTGAACCCCGCAGTGAGTATCGGTAGGCAGCGTGACAATAACGTGTCCCGATGGCAGCAGCTTGCAAGCGTCGATTATGTATTCGGGTTTCATAGCCTGTCCGTTTCTACCTATAAGATAAACTAAAGCGGCGGGTAGATGAGTGAATAACTCGTTGACCTCTACCCTACGCCCCTCAGTCTGTAGGTACTTGTCGATGACCGCTTCCGAGGGGTAACCCTCACCATTTTTAACACGCTCAATCACACACTCTCTTTTTGTACTTTTAACAAGGTTATAAAGTCCATCCTCGACCGGTGTTTCTAACTTAGCGCGGTGTATTCTATACCTGTCGGTACCCGTTACCCTACCACCTCGTATACAAATGTACTCCCACAGGTAGTCGTCAAACGTAGGAGTAGCTACAGCCAGCGCTGCAAAGTTTACAGCCGCTATATCACTTTTGCACGTAATCTTTACCGCCCGCTCCTCATTGTAGAGTCTTCTTTTCTTAACTACCTTACTCACACTACCGCCCTCCTTCTATTGTTCACATATATATTGTACAACATTTTCTGAAAAAAGTAAACTGGCCGGCACTGCAACGTGTGCCGGCCAGCGCGGTGTATACTTGACCTTCTACGCGGTTTTGGCTCGCTTCCTCCTATACCGCTCAGAGCGGTTGTTGGGTTTTAAATCAAACTGGTTACTCACTGGGGTTATTAATAACTGGTGATCCTCGGGGTCATACTTCATGAACACTACGTCACCGGGGTTGACTCTCAAGGATTTTAAAATACCCGGTGGTAGAATAATCCTATTCATCGAGTCAACCTTTGCCGTAGCTTCCATTAAAACGCCCACCCCTCCACAGTTACTCGTGTGATAAATTATTTCTACTCACTAACAACTTCTACCTTTAACTTACCCCCACTGTCTAACTCACCACTGCTATAATTTAAGTCATCCGTGTTTGAATTCTGTTCTAGCGCCGTAGACCTGTAGTAGTCTATTACTTTATTTATCTGTTCTTGAAACTCATCTTGGCTAATGTACTCCTTCTCTACTAGTAGCCTAGCCAGCGCTTCTAACTTAACGACAACTTGAAACACCGACACCTCAGTCTCGCTAAGCTGTGACTCTAGCACTGCCACTTTCTTGCCCAGCTGTCCTACTCCCTTAGCTTGAGTCGAACCGTTCTTAGACCTACTTCCCACACTTATCCCTCCCTAAATTCTACACCACTCATATTGGACATAATGGACACTAACGGTAACTATAATGGACATAATGGACACCGCACTACCCGCTATATAGTACACGTTGG